GTTATATTACTCATACTGTTACTCCTGGATCTACTGTTACAGAACCTTGAATAATTCTAGTAACATAGTTACCTGTAGCACTGCTAGAAGTTATTTCTACATCATAAACACCTATAATTCCTGTAGGTAATGTTGAAGTAATTGAATCATCTAAAGTTAATTTGAATCGTCCAGCGGCTTCATCAATCCAAGTAGAACCAAAAGTGGTAATTAAAGTACCACCTGCTGTATCTCTAATTTCAGAAGATATAGTATAATCTGTTAAATTTAAATCAGTACCAACTGGTTGATCTAATTCTAATCTAAGTTCATAGTTTGAACCCTGATCTATTTTTATATTATAAGTACCTGCAGACATATTAAACTCCCTTTAATTGAGTTTCTAAAGACTCGACTTTAGCAGTTAATTCTTTTACTGCTTCTACTAGTACGCTGGTAAGTCTTGTATAACTTAAAGACTCTACTTCACCTTTATCTTTTCCTACTAATTCTGGTAAGACTTTTTCTACATCATCAGCTACTAAACCTAACTCTTGTTTTCCAGAGTCTTTTTTATTATAAGTTACTCCTTCTAATTTCAATAATTTAGAAAGTGCACCAGTAATAGGTTTAATATTTTCTTTATATTTACGTGCTGAAGTTTCATCAAATTGACCACTACATTTAACATCTCCAAATACTTCTATTCCTGTATTTGTAGTCCATAATTTATTAGAATTATGATATGTTAATACTACTAGATCACCTGATATTGTTAGATTAGTATATGTGCCTGTACCTGATTTAGTTTGAAAATAGATATTTTTATTTACAGTACTATTATTTAATTTAAGATGTCCTGTACTGTTAGTAAGATTGCAGTTGGTCCCATCATGATAAAGTTGTGCATCATTATCAGTACCGAGTCTTATTTCTTTATTATCTTGCCATTTAGTATGTGCTGAAACATTATCATCTGCATTTGATCTAATAAAACTAGAACTATGTAGGCCATCTAATTTATCAGCATCTAATCCAGAACATAGGCCTGCCCCATTATAAGGTATATTACCACTTGCAGTACCTACAGTCCTGCTATCTAGAAAGTCTGAGTTCAAACCTGCTTGTACAGTACCTGCTGTTCCCGTTGCTCCACAAACGGGTATATTACCCGCACCACCTGAAGTATTCCATACTTTACCATCTAATTTATGAGCATTAAGATTAAACATCTTAGTGCCATTAGCTGAAGGTACATACCCAGAATCTCCTGATACTGGTGCTGTTTTTAATACTTGAGTACCTAATTTTTCTACATTAATATTATATGTAGTAGCTAAATCGCTCCAAGTAGATGTAGAAGAATTATATATCTGCCACTTTTTTGTACCTGTACCAGCATTCCATCTAATCGTTTCATCAACTAAATTAGTTCCTGCGGTAGTAGCTGTTGTAAAATTTCTAGCTAAATCTGCATCTCTGTTAGTTAATTCAGATAGGAAATTTGTATAAGTAGATGTTAATGTTGGTTTATTCCAATCTGCCATTTATTAAACTCCTCGTATTGTATAGGAAAATCCTACTTTTGTTGAATCTGTTGAACCTGTTGTAGATTTTGTATATCCATTATCGTCCAGTATAAATACTGTCATATCTGTAGGGTTGGTTTTATCTACAAAATCATATATAGGATTCCAAGAACTTCTACCAATACCTCCTGGATAGACATCTATATCTACAGTATGTACATCTTTAAAAGGGGTTGTAAAATTAATTTTCTTACCCCAGTAGTAATTATTAGGATTACAGGAAGGAGGTGAAGTACTATTCCATGTGCCTCCACCTGCTATACAACATCCTTCATGATAATGACAAGTAGTACAAGTAGAACTACTATTTACATTTTTATTCATTTCTGCATCTGTAGTAGTATTTATACAATTACCCTTACCACCATCTATAGCAGTTCCTCCAGTAAAATAAGTAGGTATTAAAGTAGCACTTTCAGTTTTAAATTTTAAAGTAACTTCAATATCTAAATTACTTATATGAATTAAATCATTCCAATCTACCGTACCTGTTGTAGTTACTGTTAATTTCACTTTAATATATCTAAAATTAGTAAAATACTGAGAATACTGTCCTACTGTACCTGCGGTCCAACCTGAAACATCAGAAATAGTTTGATCCATTTTTGCAGGATCATTAGTACCAAATAATTGAGGCTCTAAACTTATTGTACCATCAATAACAGTATAATTTAAATCCATTTTAACTAAAGAAGTTAATAAAGTGCCTATATCAAAAGTTTGCCAATAAGTAGCAGTTTGTTTACCTGGTTCTGCATAATATGTATAATTTGGTTCAGAAGGATGTGCTGTTTTATTTGTTACTTGTTGATTTGGATTTGACCAATAAGGGCTACTATTACTATATGAAGAACCCCCATAACTATAAGTAAAGTTTCCTCCTGCAGCTCTGCAAGCAGTACAAGTAGTATGTCCTCCAGTAGAGCAAGTACCTGTAGTATTATAAGGATCTATAAAATGACATTCCCAAGATTCTACAGTATCTACAGGTAATACGGCTTCTTCTACATTTCTTAATTTATGTATATTAGAAAGAGACATTGCAGAAGCTCTTTGCCAATTTGATCCACAAGAACCTTCTATCCATGCTGAATTATCAGTTGTACCTCCACAATTACATTTACTAGGAGAAGATACCCAAGTACCTCCACCTGCTGTACAACATGCACTTTCAGAACTGGCTGTAGCTCCTGTACATACTGCATCATACTTAGTATTAGATGAATCAAAAGTTACATCATATTCATTATGTAATATAAAATCAGGTGGCTCATCTACTGCTACAACTAAACCTTTGGGAGTACTATCATTACCTGCTGTATCTACAGCCACAACCCAATATTTGTAATCTCCTGGAGCAGTTTCAAAATAAGTAGTAAAAGAACCTTCTAAAAAGCCAATAAAGTTTGCATTTACAAAAGCACAGGAATCTTGAGTTGAACCATCAGGACATCTACTAATACTATATTTTTCAATAGGTAAAGTTTGACCACTAGAATCATCCCAATCGAATAATATATTATTATCAATAACTTTTGATGCAAAACCTGAAACACTATTAGGTTCTGTAACATTTAGTGCATATTCTACTACTGCTCCTAAATTTCCTGCAGTATCTACAGCTCTAATAAAGTATTTTTTATTAGTATATCTAGGATAAGTATAACTACATCCCGCTCCTGATGAGCAAAGTTGAGATCCTTTACCCCATTCTACTTTTTCAGAAAATCTAGTAGAGTCTCTTCTGCCAATTTCTACAGCACTACTCCAATCTTCGGAACCCCCTAAATCTGCCTGACCTCTTATTAAGTATTTATCTATTGGAAGACTACTTGTTGAAGGAGCCTCCCAATTTAATACTACATCAGGGCCTACTACTTTAGATAGAGTTGTTATATTTTGAATACCACTAGGAGCTACAGGTGTTACATCGATAAAAGCGGAGCTTGTAGGTACTAAAGATTTATTACCTGCTGAATCTTCTGCTTGAATTACAAAACGTCTTGTAGTTTCTGCTACTGATTCTCCTGCTTCGACTGTAGGTCCCCAGGTAGCTTTTACTAGCCAGTTAGTTCCTTGAACTGCTGAAACTCCTGCAGTACCAATACTACGCATAGAGGACCAGTTATAAGAACTTTCAATAGGTATTCTAGCATACTTTAAACTATAAAAAACTATTGGAAGTCTAGAACTGCTAGCAGTTGGTTTTTGCCAACTAATATCAATATTTTCATCTTTATAATCAAATTTTAAATCAGTATGAGAATAAGATGCTTTTGGTCCTATAGTATAAGGAGCATCAATTGAATAATCAATATAACTAACCTCACCATAATTACCCATTACATCGACTGCTCTAACCCATATTCTTTTTGTTTTATTACTATTATCTATAGTTGTCGCCGTATTATTAGCTGTAGCTCCCCAATCTGCTTTCCAAGAAGTATTCAATGCATTAATTGTAGTTTTTGCAGTTGCAGATGCCCAAGTACTAACTGAAGTTGAGGAAGTTCTTATTTCATACTCTTTAACTTTAAAAGATAAACGAGTAGGCTCCTCCCAAGATAGTAAAAAGTTTTCTGAATTTAAAGTTCCAGTAATATTAAGAGGTTCGGAAGGATTATAAACGGTAACATGCTCGTGTGTTAACCCGTCTAACCATTTATTAATATGATCACCACTACAACAACCTGGGGTAAATCCTGTACCTGTTCCAGCATACCAATTTCCTGCTGTTGATATACAAGTAGCTTCTGAAGTTGTTGTACTCCAAGTAGCTGTTAAACCTGTAGCTGTATTAGTACAACAATGTTCTGGAGTTTCCCAATCTTCGTCTGTACATCTATCTGTAGACCAAGCTCCAGAAGAGTCAATTGTAGCTACATAAAAATGATATATTTTACCACTATTAGTACCTTCTAAAGAATTAGGATTCCAAGTAAAATGAGTTGCTTTAGCTCTATATATTTCTTCATTAGTTGTTGAAGAAGAGCCTGGAGCCATTAAAGGACCTTCACAAGTATCTGCAAGCTCATTATAAGTATAACGTGCAGAGGTTCCTCCACAACAACCACCTTTTCTCCATCCATAGGGATTAATTTGCCCGGGTGCTGTTGTTATCCATTGTTGATCTGTACAAGTAGAGACACCTGGATACCAAGTACCTCCACCTCCTGCACAACAATACTCATCTGCAATAAAATTAGTTTTACGAGTAGCCTTAGGAACATTAATAGCTACTCCTGTAGTATCTCCATTATAATAGTCTGAAGGATACTTAAAAGTGTACCCATCGCAAACTCTTTGAACGACATAATACTCTAGATCTATTTCTTCTACTTTTTCCCATTCTAAAGCTATTCCAGACATTTTTTCTCCTAAGGCACTACTCTAGTAGTAAGTGAAGATACTCCTTTAGGTGGTTTATATTTTCCTAACAATACCACATTTTCTAATGTATTCCACGATGATCTTTTATTTATACTGTTAATAGTTTGTACTCTAACATCATAAGTACCTGCTGGAGCATCTAATAAATGCTCCTCTAAACCAGCTGTTTCTCCTAAAGGGGTCCAAGGACCTTTTATACACTTGCAAGAAGTATATGTTCTATACTCCGCATAGTAACCTTTAGCCCATTTATATGTGACTCCGCCACCCCAAGTTCCACCATTTTTTAAACAGTCTGTTCTATTTATATACCCAGAGACACTACAAGACTTACTAAAACATTTCTTCTTTCCAGAATCATAAGTCCAGCCGTTTGAGGTACAAGCAGTAGAGTTTCCATTATATTGCGAAGCTCTATCAGGTAACTCCCACCCAACATCCATTCTATTTTTCTGAGTATTATTAGAAGTTTGATAAAGTACTTCTTCTACTATAACATCAGAAGGTGGTGGTATATAAGAACCTGGAACCGGAATTTTAATAGTAGGTGCTTCAGATAAAGCTCCTCCTCCTAGAGTATCAATATGATTATAAATACTTTCATTATACTCTAGTGCTGAAATTGCTATTTCATTTTTCTTTTCCTCTTTTAAAGCTAATACTCTAAATAATTGAGGAACAAACTCATCTCCTGCTGCAGTACCATATGACATTACCCAAATAGTTTGGGAACTAGGAACTTCGGAAAAAGCAGAAGATACTGTAATTGTATTTGAATCTGTAGGACTAGTTCCTGTAGTGAAGGTACGTTCTTCTGTTTTTACAGTTGGATACCATGTATTACCTGTACCTCTTAGACATAAAGGTTGACTAGTAGCATCAAATACATCTCCAGAAACTACTCTACTTTGCCAAGTTTTATCTATTTCAAACCAAGTATGGTCTGTACAACAACCAGAAATTGCAGTATTTGAATGAGTTACATTCTTTATAGTATACTTACCATCATAGTATCCAGTACCTCCAGGTACTCTAATAGTAATTATATCTCCATCTGATAGGTCTGCTTTTTTACCAGTAGTTCTAATTGCTGTTCCAGAATTACTTTTAGCATAATCCCATATACCTAAACTTGTTAGGGGTTGTACTTCAGTACCACTACTATTAAAACACGCTTCTCTAGTTTGTACTAAAGATAAAGAATAAGTTTTATTAGCATAAAATGATACGGATCTATCTAATTTAATTACAGTACTTGAAGAACCTGTAGATACTCTTCCTCCATACTTCTCACCCTGTCTAGAAGCATCTAAGACCTTGATAATATCTCCAGGTTTTAAAAATGCTGCATCTAATCCAGTCTTAAAAGTAACAGTTTCAGTATTAACTTTTTCAGCTGCAATAATCCATTCGCCCATTCTACGTGCTTGAGCTTGAGAAGTACAACCAAATGCAGATATCTCTTTTAATCTATAACCTAAAGTATCTGTAGCTTCGAAGTCGTCTACATATTCAATTTTTTGTTTATGAAAGTTTGCTGGATCATGCCAAGTTACTGATATAGCAGTATGCCTAGCTTTCTTAGCTATACCCTCATAATTAAAAGTACCTTCTAAAACATTAGCTTCGGTAAATTGATATACGGGATCTTTAGGAGAATCTTGTACGGGTACAATAGAACCTCCAGCCCAGTAAGTCATACCTCTAAAAATAGAGGCCATGTCTTGTATCACTTTATAAGCTTCATTTTGGCTTTGTAAGTATAAATTACAAGCAAATCTTGCTTCATAATTACCTTTACCATCATCTACACCAGCACCACTATAATGACTTCCATCTTGTTTAGTGAAGGCTCCAGAAGTATTTTCTACTCCATCACAATATTTAGATATATCAAATAAAGCCCATTTATCTAAATGTTCTTCAGGGATATATTTTCCTAAACCGTATCTATCATTAGCAATTATATCATAAAAACACCAAGCAGGATTATCTGACCAAGTAGTATAAAAAGTACCATCCCAATTTTGGTAAGTTGGATTATCACTAGCATCCCATACTTCTGTACCAGAAGATGATCTGTTATAATTTCTAGTTTCGGGTACATAGTTAGAGGGTACTTTAATTTTTAACCCTTTAACCTTATAAGTTCTTTTAGGTAGACTAGATCCGAACTGTTTAGCATCTAATCTAGTTGCTACTACTGCTGTATTTGGATATGTAAATCTATCTAAAATAATGGAGGATAAAGAAGCAAATTGTATCTTATTAGTATGTTTATACCTAGAATCTGAAATATCATCATTAGTAATTCTAGTTACTCTAGCTTCCCAATCGTATAACTTCTTACCAGAAGCTAATAAATCCGATTTTACCTTTTCTATATTTATTTTGAAATCTCTAATGTAGGTAGATGTAGTTTTTCCTGAGAATTTACCTGAAGTAGTATAGGTATATGAAGAACCTTTGGCTTCACATTTCATTTTCCTAGTCCACCACTTACCTTTACACCAAGATCCATCCCAACTATGATTAGCACTATCACATTGTGTAAGATTTTTATATACACATCCAGTATGTGATGTACTACTAGTACTTCCACTAGAGCTGGAACTAGTAGTAGTCCATGTTCTCCATGCATATCCTGCACTAGTACAAGATGAGGAATTAGAATGACTAGTTTTTGCTATATCTTCTTCACAATCAGTTTTATTAGTTGAGCTTCCATAAGAACAAACTTCATCTAATCCTGTAGTAACTTCTACTCCACTAGCATCTAAACAATTATTAGAACCTGAAATAATTCTCCAACTTCCCCAATTAGTACATACTCCAGTAGTTGGATGTACTGTATCACAATATCTCCAATCTACTTTAAAATCTACATAAGAGTACTCTCCATGACCTTTTTCTTTATCTTGACGAACTAGCTGATCTGTAGATACTTGGACTTTAATAACATCTGTTAAAGATCTATCCGCTGCACTAACTTTTCTAGTTTGAGCACCTGGAGCAGCCTTTTTTACTTCTACAGTTACTTGTTCTATAGTTTCTGTGCCAGTATCAAAGTCAGTATTATAATACCCTAAATATTTTTGAACCCCATAAGGAGTACCAGTTCTTGTTTGATAAGATGTTCCATCATAATTTGGGGAATCCATATTATCTAAGTTTCTTATAGCTACTTCATCAAAAAATATAGATATATCTTCTCTCCAAAACTTACTATGGTTCTCACAATCAGTTTTAGTAGTGTAAGTATCTATAATATTGTAATCAGTATCTGTACATACTCCATATAATCCCTCAATCGGACCTTCAGAAATAACATCTACTAAAGTTGCTACTTGTTGAGATAATAGATTATCTGGTTCTTCTCTTGCAGGTTCGGGAGCTCCTCCACCTTTTTTACTACCAACAATATTCTCCCAAGACATACAAGCTCCTATTGATCTCTAGAATCGAAAGAAGCACTAATAGTTGCTCCTCCAATATTCATAATTCCATAACAAACGGGAATTGGTACCCCTTGTCTTGTTGAATTTACTGCTCCATTAAATATATAATTTGGTTCATTTTCTGTAGGTGGTTCTGGTGCGGGAGGTGAAGGTGCTAACATTTGACCAATTCCAGCTACCATTAAACCTACGCCTAGTTGAACTCCCATTGTAGCTACTAAACCGGATCCCGATATAGCTATATTTGTCATAGATCCAAAACCTGCTGCCCAAATTTGCCCGAAAGTAGCATTAGCTGCTAAAGTTGTACCACTTGCTGCAGAAGCTAATCCTACCATATAAGGAGCGAATACAATGACTGCTCCTAATATTAATAACATTAAGCCACTATTTTTTGATCCTGCTACAACTGGTATAAAGGATATATCGTTAGAACCTATAGGATATAGTAATTCTTTACCACTAACTAAAGAGGAGTTACCTACTTTTATATGGTATCTAATACCTTTTTGTTCTGATTCTAATAAAAATTTTATGAACTCGGGTTTATTTACTCCAATAGCTTTTGCAGCTTCATGTGGAGTCTTAATATCTAAATCCCAGGTTTCACCAAATTTATCTCCTAAGATACCATGTAGATGAATTTTTCTTAACATAATGAATTGTGCCTTAATACATGGGTAGTTATCTTTTTCCAATAACCACCGTATATATCCCTACAGGATAGCCTACCATATACATGGTGTAATATTCTACCATCACCTAAATAGATAGCTGCATGATTAGGAACCGGAGATTCTAACATCATTAGTAAAGCATCGTACTTTCTTAAGTCTTTAAAAGTTGAATCTCCAAGATATTGAAAACCATCTTTCTCATAGTTATCTAAATATAGATTTTCTCCCTCATACCACCAATTATCTTTTCTATGTCTATTTACTAGGTGTATATTTAATTCTCTTTCGTAATAGTCTTTTACTAAAGTATAGCAATCTAGTACTCCATGTACAAACTGTCTACCTATTAAAGGCTCTACTATATTATTAGGTAATAACTCAGTTTCTTCTTTTGAAGGCCAAGATATAATAGACCAAGGAACACCTAAAGCATTACAAGCTTTCATATCTACCATACTTGCCTCGGCTGAAGCATTAGGATGACTATGATAAACTCTAATAATATCACCCATTTGACTAGCTGCTTGATAATCTTCAGGATTTATCTCAAAATTTTCATAAGGTTTTAATGCTACATTCTTACAAGGGTATACTCGCTCTTTTCCTTTAAAAATAATAATTACACCACAAGCTTCTTTAGGATACTCTTGTTCTATATGTTGATATATTTTTTCCTGAGTATTCATTAATAATTATGTGCTCCAGGAAATCCTCCAAAAGGTAATTCTACATTAAGAGGATTACTTAAATCAGCAGAATTATAACCAAATCTCATTCTACAACTCTCTACAGTTTTTCCACAATCATCATTGGCGGAAGTGGCTCCTGTATAACTATTGTTTTTTGTAACAAAAACAGAGGAAGAACTCCATGTACATTCAGTCCCCTTATATTTCCATGGACAAGAATTTTGTACTAGCTTTCTACTAGGTAAGTTAACTCCTTCTACATCCATAGAAGAAGCTAACTCTAACTCTACAAATATTTTATTTTCTCGTACTTTTCTTTCTATATAATAAATATCTTCTGGGAAATCTGCTTCTATATCTGAAGAAATATTAAGAGGCATATTATGCTCAAAAGTAGGAGGGATATCATAATAAGAACCTAAAGAAATTGAACTTGCATATAACTTTTCATTAGTACTGTCCCACTCTATAACAGCTTTATGCCTATGTTTATTAGGAGTGTATGAAAAATAAATATTAGAACCTACTGCATAACCTTTTCCAGGAGTAGTATAAGTAAAAGAAACAGCAGATCCAGTATATATTGAACCTAGAATTTTAAAATTATTACTACCGGAAGAAAAAGAACTAGATACAGTATAATTAGATCCTCCTATTGTTAAAGTAGAGGACTCATTTATTCTACTATTATCTGCATCATCTGAGAGTCTAATTGTATTAGAACTAGAACAAGCTATCCAAGTTCCTCCTACATTATAATAGGGTTGTGCTGTTCCTTGTGAGATATTATTTAAAGAAGTAGTCAAAATATGACCATCATTAGAATCTTTAGTAATACTTATAGCTGCTTTATTATATGTAGTACCAGGTTTAATAGTTAATGCAGTACCATGAGCTCCTGCTAAATAAGTATTAAAAGCATCTTGATACCCATCTAAGTATTCAATTGAAAACTCTGAAGAAGTTGAAGCATCATAATAAATAGATACTTTATGGGAGTGACCCTTAGTTATATTAGTTTCTACTATTAAATGATCTCGTTTACCTACTTGAATTTCATATAGAGCATTTAAATCAGCATCAGATATAATAGTAAAATCATGTGTATGATCAGAAGCATCTTGATCTATTTGTAAAGCTGAAGGTACTACATCTTCTAAAGCTAATAATTGATTAGTTAGTTCATAGCCAGCTCCAGCATTTACTATACTAATCCCTGTAATACCTCCACTAGCATTTATAGAGTCAACATTACCTACAAAATAATGGCCAGTTTTAGTAAAATAACCTGTATTTATAGTTAAAGAAGAGGAACTTCCACTAACTAAATTATATATCTGAGACTGAGTTAAAGTAATAGTATGACCATGAGGAGGTATAGGTGAATCATCTCCTGAGCCTATTGTAGTTTTTAAATCTTCAGGACCCCAATTAACCCATATAGAATTATTATTAGAGTGCCATATTCCTCCAGCAGTACTACAAGTCTCATGATTATAAACATCCCAGGAAGATCCTGAATGTGAATCAATACAATCCGTTTTACTTTTTATAGTACACTTTGAAGTTCCAGAGTCCCACCCGCCTCTTGCTGAAGTACATAATTCAAAAGTATTAATACTACTATCTACTGTACATACTCCTCCTAAGCTATCCCCAGTAAGAAGGCAATAATTATCTAAGTATTTAGCTAAAGTTCTTTTTCTAGTAACTTTTGCTCCAATTAAATCTCCATAACTGTGAATATAAGAAGATAATATAGAAGTAATATTAGCTGCTTTTATAGAAGGAGTAGGTATAGTACCTCTGCCAGAAGTATTAAAACCATCTATAATAATAGGAAAAGGAATGTATATATTACCTTGCCAAACTATTTCTTGTGAAATATCATTAGTACCTGCATGGAATCTAAGAATATCTTTTCCTGGAATTCCATCTGAATCTTTTAATTCGGTAACGTCAATTTCGTATAACTCTATAATAGCTGTAGCTTCTAGCTTTTGAATATCTTCTGTTACTTTATTAGCGGCTGTCATGGTTCAAATACCTGCACAAATGTTGCTGTAATATCTCTACCTATAGAAGCGGGATAAGATATATCCCATTGAGAACAAGTGACTTTAACAGAAGTAGAAGCTCCTGGAGGAGTAAAATCAAAGGATTCAACGCCTCCTCTAGCTGTTAAGAAAGTATCTATATCTTCAGCATCTGTAACTGATCTAGATTTAAAAGTTAAATTCCAGCTATTAACTAAATGATTAATTCCATCTGCTAACCTTTGTTCATATCCATCTCCGAATTTGGCAGAAAGTACTCTAGGTTTAGTAGTTGTTTTAAAACCTCTATCAGGTATCCATGTAAAAACTGCCATTTATTTCTCCTATTAATAAGGGCTTAAAGCACCACCTGGGCGTTTCTCTTCTAGTATTTTTGAAGTTACTGCTGCTTCAATAGCTTTGCCAATTGCTTCAGCTCTTTTATTTTCAGCATTTACATCTACGTTAGTTTGGCCGCTGGCTTCAACATTAACTGTAATATTAGTATTCATATCACCCATACCACCTGATACAGGTATTGATCTTCCATCAGGTAAAGGAACAACAGCTTCGTTATGTTTACCTTCCCCTACTAGGCCTAAGGTAGGTTTATTAACTACTCCGCCTTTTGCAAAGGCTCTGAAGCCTCCTTTTAATACATTACCATTGGCTGAGAATGCCCAACTTAAAAAGTCACTTGCTGCTTGTTGAGCTATAGCCATTACAATAGCTTGAGTGCTTAAATTTTGGCCCCTCAATAGTGCAGTTGTAGCAGTTCTTGAAGCTACTTCAGCCATATTAGATGCGCTTTCTACAGCAGCTGTACCCGCATCTGTAGCTTCTACAGTAGCTATATTACCAGCCTTTATATCGTTCATAGACTTAGGAGATAAAGATACGGTAGTAGCATCTCTTACTGTGTTAAAATCAAATTCCCCAGTATTAGGATCTTGATAAAACATATTCGTTAAATCATCCATATTACTTTCACCATCAGGGTTTATTGAAATATCTTTTATATGTTTATTCAGCTCTAGAAGATCCGTTATAGTATTAACTAATTTAATAGTTTCAGTTAGTTGTTGTTCTGCTACTTTTAATAAACCTCCATCATGTGTATAAATACCACCAGCATTATTAGTACCTGCATTAGACAATTCTACAATAGCATCTTTAGTTTCTCTAATATTTTTATCAACATCGGATTCAGGAAATAATATACTTTCTAATCCAGTGCCTTTAGTTAGCGAGCCCATTAACCCATCTTTTCCAAAAACACCTTCTTGAATTGCACTACCCATTAAATCTGAGCCAATTCTCATTAACTTATCACTTAAAGTCTTTTTCCAATCAAATTTTTCACCGGTTAAAGCATTATAAATAGTATCTGATATAGTAGTACCAAAACTTTCGGCAATATTGTCATACACTTGCTTTATTTCTTCAGCTTTCTCTTTAGATTTTTCTAGTTGTAAATCTTCTAACTCAAATCTTAACTTAGCTAAAGCTAGCTGTCGCTCTGCTGTGATTAGTTTTTGAAGTTCTAACTTAGTTTCTTCTCTATTATGTTGTCTTTGTAATTCTAATACTTTTTCTCTATAATTAAGTAAAGTTTGAACTTCGGAACCTTGAGCTCTTTGCTCTTTAAGTACTTTTAATTCAAACTTAGAAGCTTGAATTTTTTGTTTAAGAGTTGCTTTAACTTTAAGTATTTGTTGCTCTCTTTTAGCCCTTTTTGCAATATGATCTGAATCTTTATCTCTATTTAAATCATAGTCTAAAGTTTCCTTTTCGTAAAGATCTGTACCTATATTAGCAGTTATTTTATTTAAAGCTCTTAATCTGTGCATTACTAATAACTCTTTAATAGTAAGGTCTAGTTTTTTCTGTTGTATTTTTAGTACTTTTTCGTCT